ATGGGCACAAGGCGAAGTTTTTTCATGTGAAAAACGATTCCGAGTATTGGTTGCGGGTCGCCGCTTTGGCAAATCGTATTTGTCATGCGTTGAGTTGTTGCGTGGAGCGATCAACCGTCCTGGGGAGACATTTTTTTATTGTGCGCCAACGTATCGAATGGCAAAAGATATTGCGTGGCGAGTTTTAAAGAAGCTTGTACCAAAGGTATGGATCAAAAGCAAGAACGAAACTGACTTAAGGATTGAACTAATCAACGGTTCAATGATTGAATTAAAGGGAACAGAGAATGCGATGGCATTAAGGGGTCGAAGTTTAAGCGGTGTGGTGTTAGATGAGGCAGCATTTATGGATTCAGAGGTATGGTTTGAGGTTATACGACCAGCTTTAGCAGATAAGGAGGGCTGGGCATTATTTATTTCTACACCTGACGGAACAGCAAGCTGGTTTTATGATTTATGGTGTTATGTGGCCGAAGATCCAACAGAATTATGGCAACGGTGGAGTTATACAACAATTGATGGCGGCAATGTAAGTGCCAAGGAAGTAGAAGCAGCCCGTGCTCAACTTGATTCTCGAACGTTCCGGCAAGAATTTGAAGCAAGCTTCGAGAATTTAACAGGATTAGTTGCAGTTAGCTTTTCGGATGAAAACATCTCAGAAAAAGCCAAAGATATTAAAATTCAACCATTATTGCTAGGGATTGACTTCAACGTTGACCCAATGAGTGGAATTTTAGCAGTAAAAGACGGTGAAACATTATATGTATTTGACGAAATCATGCTGACTGGAGGTGCGACGACATGGGATTTTGCGGATGAGGTTACACGTCGTTATGGTGTGGAGCGAAGGATTATTGCATGTCCCGATCCAACGGGCGGAGCGCGAAAAACACAAGGTGTTGGGGTAACAGACCATGCAATTTTACGTCGAAGTGGATTTACGGTTCAATCACCAAGGGCACCATGGAAGATTCGTGACAAGATTACATCAGTAAATACAGCATTAATGGATGCAGCCGGCGAACGTCGTACAGTGATCCACCCACGATGTAAGACCTTGATCAAATCATTGAGGACGTTGACGTATTCACCGGGAACAGGATTACCAAATAAGAACTTAGGAGTGGATCACGCATTTGATGCCTTTGGATATTTAGTTTTGCAACAATTTAATCTGGCAAAACCGGAGACGATGGGTAGCACTTCTTATCGGTTGTATTGAGTTGAAGCGCGTAAAAACCGTTCCATGTCCTAGGTGTGGGTCAGTAGAGACAAAAGTTGGAGCAACTTATCGATCTCAAGATGATGATGTCGTGAGATTTCGTACTTGCAAGGAATGCGGCAAAAATTTTAGGACAATCCAGCCACCAGAAGACATCTTATCTAATACAGTAGTCGTTAAACATTACCCTCGACGCACAGAAAAACATAAAAAAAAGGAAGTCAAGCTTGAGTATGACCGGAGATTGTCCTAGAATGAAAAAGATTTAAGATCTTGCCATGGCTGCCGCTAAGTCTAAAAAATCTTCAGCCATGAAACGCTGTGAAGGTTACATGAAAACTGTTCGCAGTGGCAAGAAAAAGACTTCTACTAAGAAAAAGAAATGAAAACTAAAAAGAAAAAAGGTCTGTACGCCAATATCAAGGCAAAACGTGATCGAATCAAAGCGGGCTCTGGCGAAAAGATGCGTAAACCAGGCGCTAAAGGTGCTCCAACAGCGAAAGCGTTTAAGAAAGCTGCAAAAACTGCAAAAAAATCGAGCCGCAAAGCGGCAAGAAGTAAAAAATAGTTAGGACTTAATCCGTAGCTTGTTACTGCTAAGGAGTTAGACTAATAGCTATAGAACCTTCCTATGTCTACCCATGGCTGTTATTCGAGGAGAAGAGGGCGCTGTCCAATTTAGTGCTAGTGGTGGTTCCAATGCAACCATCGTTGGTACTCGCAGCTGGACACTCAGCATCTCAAAAGAAACACTTGACACCACCAAGCAAGGCGACACTTTCCGATCCAATGTCGGCAGCATGGTCTCTGGCTCTGGAACGGTAGAACTTGTCTATGACCCAGACGCTACTGGGCAGGCAGCTTTTGTTGAAGATGCGATTACGGCTGCTGATCCAGCAGATGCAACCTTTGAGTTGTTTACTAAAGGAACAGCAAGTGGTACTGATTCTGTAAGTTTTGCTGGTCTTATTACCAGTATGGACATCGGATCTACTGCCGGTGATCTTGTTGTTGCAACCTGCAACTTCATCACTAGCGGAACAATCACCAGCAACCTTGAATAAAGGTTGATCTGATGGTTGAATATCGCGGCGAACGTTTCGCTGGCTACAACAAACCTAAGCGTACTCCGAGCCACCAGACAAAATCCCATGCCGTTTTGGTAAAGGAAGGTGACAAGGTTCGACTGATCCGATTCGGGCAGCAGGGAGTCAGTGGCTCACCTAAGCGTGATGGTGAATCTGTAGCAGCAAAGCGTCGTCGTGCATCATTCAAGGCTCGCCATGCAGCCAACATAAAGCGTGGCAAGCTTTCCCCTGCTTACTGGGCCAATCGTGTGAAATGGTGACATGACTTATTCCGTTCCTGGCTCGGTACGCACCAGTCTCGTCAGTTCTTCTTACCTAGGAAGTATTGATAGTCCATTTGTTCGCACCAAAGCGGTGATTGATCAAATGAAGGGCTGGGAGATCATGACAGCTGTGACAAACGGTACTGAATATCTACGACAAAATAGCGAAACATTTTTACCTCTTGAGCCGCGTGAAGACTATGTTGCTTATTTGGCACGGGTAAATAGATCTGTATTTTCACCCTATACGCAACGTTTAATTCGAGCAGCTGCTGGTTTAATTCTTAGAAAACCAATCAGCATTGAAGGTGACCCTTATTGGACTGAAGTTTTTAACAAAAATGTTGATGGCTGCGGATCAGATATTGATGAGTACGCACGTCGTCAAGCTATTTGTGCGTTAACTTATGGCCATTGCCATACTTTAGTTGATTTTCCTGCGCCAACAGATGCAAGAACTTTGGCTGAAGAGCGAGCCTTAAATCGCAGGCCATATTGGGTAGAAATTGAGCCAAAAAATATTTATGGATGGAGATTAGATCGAGAATCAAATTATGGCACTTTAACTCAAGTGCGGATTGCAGAAAAAGCAGTTGTGCCTGACGGTGAATTTGGTGAAAAATGTTATGATCAAGTACGTGTAATTGAGCCAGGTCGCTATAGGCTTTATCGCAAAAAAGAAGAAAATAAATCGTTAGAAGGCGCTGCGCCATACCCCAGCTCCTACGACCAAACCAATTCTGGAGGTGAGTTTGAACTTATAGAGCAGGGTGTCTATGACTTAAATGAAATACCTTTAATAACAGTTTATGCAAACAAAATTGAACCATTAAGCAGTCGTCCGCCACTGCTTGACATTGCATATTTAAACCTAGCTCACTTTCAGCGTCAGGCTGACCTAATTCATAGTTTACATGTTGCCAGCCAGCCGATGTTAGTTATGGAAGGCTGGGATGATCAGTCAAAAGACATAGCGATCAGTGTTAACTATGCAATGGCAACACAACCTGGCAATAAAATTTATTATGTTGAGCCAGCATCTAGTGCTTTTGAAGCTCAATCAGCTGAAGTGCAGGAGCTGCAACAACAAATGAGCAGCTTAGGCATTAGCACTCTCAGCCAGCAGAAGTATGTAGCTGAATCCGCTGATGCTCGCCGCTTGGATCGTATCGACACCAATTCAATGCTGGCGATGGTTTCAATGGATTTGGAGTCTGGTCTTCAGAAGTCTTATGACTTAGCTGCAAGTTATTTAAACATTGAGCCACCTGAAGTAAAAATTAGTCGTGACTTTGACCTTCAACGTTTGATTGGTCAGGATATTACTGCGATGGGTCAGTTGTTCCAAGACAGCGTTATTAATCGCGAAGAGTTCCGTGAAATGCTTGTTCAAGGTGAAATTTTGCCTAAAGCAGCCGAATCCAGCGATGACGTTAAAATAGAAGAGTAATAGCTTTTTGATCATGGCTGGACTTCGTTTTGAAGAAATCAATCCTCCCAAAAAAGAGGAGTGCCCGTTACCTCCAGTCAAAAAAGCAACCAAAAAGCCTAAGTCTAGTAAAGTAGACGAGTCTATTAAATCTTAAAGATGGAAGAACAGGTCATCCAGGAAACGCCAGTGGTGTCTCCTGAGCAGCCAGTGGTTGCTATCGAAGACACAACAGCTGTTGACGCTTCTCTTGTCCAAGCTCAATACGAGCAACAGCTTGAGTCATTAAAGTCTCGTGCTATTGAAGCCGAAGAGAAATTCCAAGGCGTCAAAGTCAAGCTTGACGATGTCTACAAAAAGCAAAAGGACGCCCGACAAAAAACGCTTGAAGATCAAGGCCAATGGAAAGATCTTTGGGAAGAGGCAAACCAGTCAGGCCAACAAAAGGATCAGCGTATTGCCGATCTGGAGCGTAAGTT